GCACGGGCGCTGGCGGCGGTCTGGGACGCCTCGCCAAGATCGACGCCTACGGACACTACGACTGACGAAAGGATACGCGGCGGCGTCAAATGATGCCGCCGCTTTAGTATATGCTGACTTACAATACGTTATTTGAGCATGAGCTTAAGAAGATCATCCTTGCCGAGATCGAGCGAGTGACCGACGTGCTGGCCAATGGGTCGCCCATTGACTACGCCGAGTACAAGCAACAAGTTGGACGGATACAGGGCCTAAGAGCGGCTCTGGATTACTGCGACGAAGCCTCATCCATCATCTCAAAAAGGTAACCTATGCCCTACATGGTTATGACCCACGACGTCGATCCAAAGGAGGCCCTCCTCAAGGAGATCGGCGACATCGACAACGTCGAAATTTTCAACAATCAGGTGCTGTGCGCCATCTACGTGCGCCCGGAAAAGACCAAGAGCGGCCTCTACATCACCTCCGCCAGCCGCGACGAGGACAAGATTCAGGGGAAGGTCGGCCTGATCCTGAAGATGGGACCGGCGGCTTTCATCGATGACGGCCAATGGTTCGCCGACACGACGTTTGAGGACGGCGAGTGGGTCGTTTTCCGCCCGTCTGATGGCTGGAGCATCACCGTGAACGGTGTGCAGTGCCGCATGATCGATGACGTCAATATCCGGGGCCGCATCCAGCACCCCGACCAAGTGTGGTAGGAGACAACATGAGCACGAAAGACGAAGATCAGATCGAAATTGAGATTGATGACCCCTCCGCCCCCGCCTCTGACGAGGTCAAGGTCGAGGTCATCCCCGAAAGCACCAAAAAGCGGGTCGTGGAGCCCGATGACGGCCTTGAAGCCCTGAAGGTCGCCCTTCAGCAGGAAAAGGCGGCCCGTTTGGCCGCTGAACAGCGTGCTCAGGAGGCTGCGCGGTCGGCTTACAGCGCCCAGAACGAGGCCCACGACAGCAATCTGAGCCTTGTGTCGAACGCCATTGCCACGGTCGGCCAGACCAATGAAATCCTGAAGGCAAACTATCGCGAAGCAATGTCTGTGGGCGACTACGACCGCGCCTCTGACATCCAAGTTGAGATGGCCAGCAATCAGGCGAAGCTCCTGCAGCTTGAGCAGGGCAAGCAGGCGCTGGAGAGCCAGTCTCGCCCGCAGGCTCCGCAGCCGTATCAGTCCGATCCGGTTGAGGCACTGGCCTCCCAGCTTTCCCCGCGCTCTGCAAACTGGCTGCGGGCTCACCCTGAGTTCGCCACGGACCAGCGCCTCTATCAAAAGATGCTGGCGGCGCACAATCTGGCCGTCGCGGACGGCCACCGGGTCGATACCGACGACTATTTCGCCGAGATCGAGGGCACGCTTCGCATCAACCGCTCTGAACCGCAGTCGGACCACTCCGACCCGACCCAGCAGGCGGCTCAAGTGACGCAGCGCCGGTCGGCACCGCCCGCCGCGCCGGTATCCCGCAGCGGAACCGCGCCCGGCACCCGTCCCAACACCGTCCGGCTGACTGCCCAGCAGATCGAGATGGCTGAACTCATGGGCATGACCCCGCAGCAATACGCCAAGAACCTCTTGGCGCTGCAGAAGGAAGGGAAGCTCAACTGATGTCCGACGCCCCGCTGAAATCCCCCCGCCCCAAGCGCAAGATGAGCCCGATCCAGAAGGCGGCCGAGGCCGTGGCGGCGGCCCCTGAGTCGGTCGCTGTGGAGCGCCCGCCCTTGCGTGCCGAAATGCGCGAGGAAGACCCCCGCGCCCGTGCTGCGCGCCGCGCCGCTGAGATTCGTGGCAACATCGGATCGCTCGATGAGGGCACCGATGACTTCTACATCGACCAGAACGCGGTCCCAGAGGGGTGGTCGTATGAGTGGAAGCGCAAGACGGTACTGGGTCAGGAAGACCCGGCCTATCAGGTCCAACTGGCCCGCATGGGCTGGGAGCCGGTGCCTGCGTCCCGCCACCCGTCCTACATGCCCGATACCGGCGGCTACAAGACCATTGAGCGCAAGGGTATGGTCCTGATGGAGCGCCCGAAGGAATTGACCGACGAGGCCAAGGACATCGAGCTTCGGAAGGCCCGCCTGCAGGTCCGCCAGAAGGAGCAGCAGCTTGCCTCCGCGCCCGATGGGCAGTTTGGCCGCAACAACAAGGACGCCGCGCTTGTGAAGGTCGGCAAGTCCTACGAGGCCATGCCGATCCCTGACTGATAGGGCCGGTTTGGGACTGAGCATGGATTGGGGCCGGTGAATGACGCACCGGCCCCTTTTCGTTTGACACCTTCGAAAAAGCACGTATAGGCTCCGTCATCCCCTCCCCCGGCGTGGAGGGCTGCAATGATTTCCCGATCCTAGTCGCCCCGGCGCGCGATGATGGCTCTTCCCCACAGGAGAACCCGTCATGGCGAATGCGTTCGCGCCGAACGGATTTCAGCAGTATCAGGGCACCGGCTCATCGCCGACCTATGAACAGACCCAGCTTGCCATCGCGAGCACCAACACCACCCCCATTTTCTTCGGCGACCCGGTAGTTCAGGCTGTCGGCACGACTGGCGTCGGCACCGGCTACATTACGCAGGCCGCCGCCCAGCAGTCGCTGGCCATCTCCGGCTTCACCCTGTCGAATGGTGTCGTGACCGCGACCTTCACCGCCGTGACCGCTGTCCCGCCGGTTGGCTCGTATCTGGTCCTCACCGGCCTGACGACCGCCACCACCCTGAACGGTGCGTGGCAGGTGCTGTCGGCCTCGACCACCACGGTCACCTTCGCCTACTCGGGCGCGGCGCTCTCGACGCAGGCCACCACCGGCTACTTGTTCACCCCGGTTGCGGGCGTGTTCGTCGGCTGCCGCTACCTGTCCACCGCGAACAAGTATCCGGTGTGGCGCAACTACTGGCCGGGCTCTGACGCCAACGGCGACGTGACCGCCTACGTCATCACCGACCCGAACGCTCAGTTCTCGATCATGACAGGCAACTCCAACACCACCGCCACGGCGGTCGGCCTTGCGAACATCGGCCAGAACATCGGCTTCAACTACAGCCAGTCGGGCGTGACCACGACCAACGGCATCACCGCCAACGGCCTGTCCACCTACTTCGCCGACCAGTACACCCTGATCGCGAACAACCCGGCGGGCGCTACGGCCAACAACTACCTGCCGTTCCGCATTCTCGCCCTCGCAAACTACGTGCCCGGCGCGGTGTCTCCGCTCGTCTCCATCAACGGGAACGACAACACCACCGCTTACAACCGCATCGTGGTTGGCTTCAACAACTCCATGCCGCGTTCGTTCGCCGGTATCTAATAGGAGCTAGGTAAATGGCTGTTAACCTTTCAGCAATTAAAGACCTTCTCCTCCCCGGCCTGCGTGGGATTGAAGGCAAGTACGAGATGATCCCGTCTCAGTACGACAAGATTTTCACCAAGCACGACTCGAAGCTGGCGCTCGAACGTACCGCTGAAATGCGCTACCTCGGCCTCGCCCAGCTTAAGACCGAAGGCGGCCAGACCTCCTTCGACAACGGCGCTGGTGAGCGGTACGTGTACAACCAAGAGCACTCGGAAATCGCTCTGGGCTATGCGATCACCCGCAAGGCGATTGACGACAACCTCTACAAGACGCAGTTCCACCCGTCGAACCTCGGCCTGATTGAATCCTTCCAGCAGACCAAGGAAATCTACGGCGCGTCGATCCTGAACACGGCCCAGACCTACAACAACCAAGTCGGCGGCGACGGCGTGTCGCTCTGCTCCACCGCCCACCCCATCGACGGCGGTACGGTCGCCAACACCCCGCTGACGCAGGTTGACCTCAACGAGAGCACCCTGCTGAACGGCATGATCGCCATCCGCACGAACTTCAAGGACCAAGCCGGTCTGAAGGTGTTCGCTCGCGGGCGGAAGCTGATCATCCCGCCGCAGCTTGAGCCGGTGGCCATCCGCCTGACCAAGACCGAACTGCGCCCCGGCACGGCCGACAACGACGTGAACGCCATCCTGACGACCGCTGGCGGTCTGCCGGAAGGCTACATGGTCGATGACTTCCTCACCTCGGCCTTTGCTTGGTTCCTGCTCACGAATATTGACGGTCTCGCGTATATGGAGCGCGTTAAGTTCGAAACGGACATGCAAGTCGACTTTGTTACTGACAATCTGCTGGTCAAGGGTTACGAGCGGTACTCCTTCGGATATTACAACTGGAGGAGCATTTACGGGTCCTTCCCGACCTCGTAAGAGGTGCTCATGAAGCGTAAGTATCCCAACACCCCCGAGGGGGATCAGGCTCGAAAGGAGGCAAGGATGCAATCTCAACGCGCTTTCCGCGCCGCCAATCGAGAACGTTACTCGCAAGAGGACCGCCAGCGCAAGTTTGGCCTGACCCCGCATGAGTACAACGAAATGGTGGCGTCACAGGGCAACCGGTGCGCTATCTGTAAGTGCCACGAGACTGCGACTCGGAAGGGCAAGATCAAGGCCTTGGCTGTTGATCATGACCATAAGACGGGCGCGATTCGCGGGCTGTTGTGCGCCGACTGCAACACCGGAATTGGGAAACTCAAGGAGAGCCGCTCTGCCCTTATTGAGGCGGTTCGGTACCTTGACCACCACAGCAACGAAGCCGTTGTTGTGAAATTTGTCCCGACCAAGGGAGTTAAATAATGTCTACTTCAGCAGTTGCTGGGCCGCTCGTTACTTTCGGGCAGTCCACTTATCCTGCCATCGAATACAACGGCGAAGCCGCTCCTTCGATGTTCTACAACGGCTCTGGCATCCTCGATCCCCGCCAGCCGTACACCTACACGCCCGGCCAAGACATGGGCCAGCCGATCTGCGGCTTCCTCGGTGTCAACGACGTTGTCACCCTGAATTGCAGCATCGCGGCCAACTCGGCCACGGCCATTGCGGCCTCCGCGACTGTCGCGGCGGCAACCGCCATGACCCTCGTCTCGTCCTCGTCGGCTTCGACCGGCGTGGCGACCGGCGTGTCCATTGCCCGCGCTGATACTGGTGTGACCGTCACCGGCCTTCTGGCCGTTGACGCCTACACCTCGGTGTCGGGCTACATCTCAAACGGCACCAGCGGCACCGCCGGTAACCTGCTGATCATCACCGCGCAGACTGCTCCGCTGCTTGCCATCGGCATGGCCGTCAGCGGCACCGGCATCGCCGCCGGTACGGTGATCACGGGCTACGGCCCGAACGTCGGCACTGGCTCCGCCAACGCCGCTGGCACCGGCTTTGCCGGTGTGTACACGGTCTCCGGCGCTCCTGTGGCGGCGGGCACCAGCGGCTCTCCGATCACGATCACTGCTGCGGCCGGTAGCTCGACCATCAGCGGTGTGATCGCCTCCCGTCAGCCCTTCGGTCAGGTCGGCTCTGTCCAACTCTGGAACCCGCAGGCTCTGTGCGCCCGCGCCCTGATCATCACTCCGTCCACGACCACGACCGCCGCCGTGACCTTCGCGGTGTCGGGCTACGACGTGTACGGCTACCCGATGACGGAAAACATCATCGTGCCGACCTCGTCGTCGTCTGCGGTGACTGGCCTCAAGGCCTTCAAGTACATTGCGTCGATCACGCCCTCGGCGTCGGGCGGCGCGGTGTCCTACTCGGTCGGAACTTCGCTTACTCTTGGCCTGCCGCTCCGTACCGACAACTTCGGCGACACGATCATCTATTATGCCGCCGCCAGCCTCACGGCCCCCACGCTGGTCACTGGCACCACGGGCTACACGGCTGCTGTCACCTCCACCGCCACCGGAACGGGTGTCGGCGCTGGCGTTCAGACCACGGGCGATGTCCGGGGCACTTACGTGCTTCAGACCGCCCCCACGACGGGCTCCGCCCGTCTCATTGTACGGCAGTCGCCGCTGCTGTATAACGTGCCAACGGCCACCGGCCTCTTCGGCGTCACGCAGGCTTAAGGGTAGAGCCATGAAGCATCATAAAGAACATGGGCGTCATCACCGGGCTACCGGCGGCGTCAACGAAGCAGAGATGGACCTGCGCGACGAGCCGGAAGCCCGGACCAACGCCAAGGAAATCGACCACGAAGCCGAAGAGCGCAAGCACGGCGGCCATGTGAAGCACAAGCGCCATCACCGGAAGACCGGCGGCGGCGTCATGCACGCCCATGGCCATGCCCATCACGGCATCCACGGCAAGCACCACGAAGGCTTCGGTGCTGAGCACCACACCACCACGAAGCGGACTGCCCGCAAGCGTGGCGGCAAGGCTCTGCACGGCGCTCAAGAGGGCGAGGGCTTCGGGCAGCAGGACGAGGGCACCAAGAAGCACCGCCGTCATGGCGGCCATGTGAAGCATCACAGTGCCAAGCATGTCGGCCACGTCCACGGCGAGCATGCCAAGCATCACGCTGGCCGCAAGCCGCGTAAGTCTGGCGGCAAGGTCGGCTCTGACAGCCACCCCTTCACCTCCGCCTTCCACGGCGAAGCCCCGAAGGGCCGCAAGCTCGACATGGAAATGGACTGAGGCTCCGGCCTCGGAAGCGAAGCTACGCGGACGGGGGCCTTAGCGCCCCCGTTTTGCCGTAAGGAGGTCGAATGTCTGGAGCTTGGGCCCGCAAGGAAGGACAGTCCCCAGAGGGCGGCCTGAACGCCCGTGGACGGGCGTCTCTGCATGCCGAGGGTCATGACATCAAGAAGCCGGTGACGGCGTCCGAGGCGGCTCACAGCCCCGAGGCGGCCCAGCGCCGGGACAACTTCAGGACCCGCATGTGCGGGATGAAAGAAAAGCTCACGTCTCCCAAGACGGCGCACGATCCCAACAGCCGGATCAATCTGGCCCTTAAACGGTGGGACGTTAAATGCTAGTCTTGGACGAAACCTTTAGAGGGTCGAACTAATGCGCGCACAGACAGTCACGGTCGGCCCCCTCGCCACCGCCAGTGCCAATAACATCTGCACGTCGCAGACGCCTGCGGCCGCCGGTCAGCTTGCCATCAACGGCACTCTGGCGACCGCAGCGGCAACCTTCACTGCGTCGATCTCCGGCAACACCTTGGTGGTGACGGCAGTGTCAAGCGGCGTGATCCAGCTTGGGCAAGCAGTGGGCGGCCTTGGCGTGCCTTCGGGCCTGACGGTTGTCGGGCCTCCCGCTGGCCCCGGCCAGACGACCACTGTGGGCCTGACGGGCACCTATATCTTGTCCGGCTCAGGCACGGTCAGTTCCACGACCCTCTATACCAACACGGTCGCCACGCTGGACACTGCCCGCCGGGTTCAGTTGACCACGACCGGATCAGACGCGGGCAAGACGCTGACCATCACCGGCACCGACGCTAACGGCTCGATCATCACGGAAGTGCTGACCGCCGTAAACTCCGGCACCAGCTTTACCAACCTTGACTTCAAGACGGTTACCAGCATCGTGGCCTCGGCCGCCTTCGCGGCCGCCATCACGGTCGGCACCAACGGCGTGGCGTCGAGCCCGTGGGTGCGTCTGGATGAGTACACGCCCTTCCCGACCGCCATTCAGGCCAGCATCACCACCGCCTTCGGCACTATCCAGAACTACACGATCCAGCAGACCCTGCAGGACCCCAACAGCGCGACCAATCCGGTCGCCGCCTACCAGCTTGTGTGGATCAACTCCGCCGATCCGGCCGTCGTGGGCGCAACCGTCTCGGTCCAGTCGAGCTATACCTACGCCCCGGCCTTTGCGCGGGTTGTCATGAACGCCGCCACGCCGACTGCCGCCACCACGGGCGCGGTCAGCACCATCTTCGTCCAAAACGCCTCGCCGTCGTTCTAAGGAGAGCACCCCATGTCCGGCCTTACAGACAGCGGCAATTTCAACCAGTATGCGGCTCCCATTGTTACGGTGTGGACGAGCGCGACCACGACCTCAACTGCGGTCACGCTCAATACCGCCGGTCTGGACACGGTCGCCATCACGATCAGCAGCGCCTCGACCATCACGGGCGGCACGATCCAGTTCAACGTGTGGGACGGCGCGGCCTTCATTCCGGTCAAGTGCGCCCGCCTGTCGTCCTACAACACCGACAGTTCCTATGTGATCCCAAACCTCGGGTCGGCCCAGATTCAGGGCTGGACGGTGCCCTGCGCCGGATACCCGCAGTTCCAGTTCATCCTGACTGGCGCGATCACCGGCACCGGCAACGTGACGATCACCACGATCTCCAGTTCCGCGCCGGACGTGTCCATCGTGACGGCCGGTCTGGACCCCAACTCCACCATGCCGCCCTACGCCGCGAACACGGTCAATCCGACCGCCTCGAACGGCCTGACGAGCTTCCGCACCGCGAACGTCACCACCACGGCGGTCGGAGCTGTGAAGGCCTCCGGCGGCAAAATTCACCGCATCACGGTCGCCTCCAGCGCCACCGGCAACAACTACCTGAAGCTCTACAACACGGCGTCCGTCACGGTCGGCACCACCACGCCGGTCTATACGATCACCGTGCCCCCGGCGGGCCTGACCGTGGTTGACCTTTTCGGCCTGTCGTTCTCCACCGCAATCAGCTTTGCGGTGACGGGCGCTTACGCCGACACTGACACCACCGCCCCGACCGGATACACTGCCCAGATCGATTACGTCTAAGGGAGACCCGCCATGGCAATGACCGCAGCAGTTGTCTCCGGCTCCCTTTCCTCGACGGGTGCTGGTCTTCAATTCTCGCCCCAGATCGTCAAGACCGGGGGCGCGCTTTCGCCGTCGTCCATGGCGTATTTCAACATCTCGGTGTCGGGGACGTTCGTTGCCACATACCAGATTTACAGGTCGATTGACGGCGGTCTGACGTTCTCTCCTGTCTCGCTGCAGGGCGTGCCCTACACGTTCACGCAGACGATGAACGAGACCATGACGGAAATCCAGAACGGGGCGATCTACTACATCAACGTCTCCGGCTATAGCTCCGGCACTCTGAACTACGCATTCGGGCAAGCGTACCAGTCCCCGTAAGGATTTATCAATCATGGCTATGTTTGCCGGAGCCCCAATTCAAGTATTCAAAAGATACCTTTTTGGGTCTGTGTTTACTGGCGCCCCTATGCAGCCATTTTACCCAGTTCAGTACAATGGGTATACTTATCCGTTAGACGGGCTCTCCGTGTCGGCCTCTGCCGCGTTCTCGACCCGCAAGCTGCGTTCGGCTTATGCGGGCAAGTGCATGAACGTGCGCCGCTCCAGCGACAACGCCACGCAAGATATTGGTTTCGTCAACAACGTTCTTGACACGGCGAGCTTGCTGGCGTTCGTAGGCGCGAACAACGGGTTCGTAACGACTTGGTACGACCAGAGCGGGAACGGCTATAACGTCACTCAGGCGACCGCGACCAAGCAACCGCAGATCGTTGCGTCGGGCTCCATTGTCGCCAAGAACTCACTTCCGACCGTGGATTTCACGCCGTCCACGACGTGCGCTCTGGCCAATGCGACAATGCCCGCGCTGCTGTCCACCGCAACCACGGTGAATACGGTTATCAGCGGAACGCTCACCGGTGACAGCCAAGCCTTTATTGCAGCCCCCGGCCCCAACCACTGCGTTGCATGGCGCTTGGCGGCGACAGGCATTTTTGCCTTGAAAGACTTCCTAAACGCCGCTTACGCCTACCCCAGCGGCCCAACTATCGCGGCCAACACCCTTGGAATTTTCACCGGGGTTAGCGCATCTGCCCTTAGCGGTGCCACTATTTCCAGCGCGGGAACGCTCAACGGGAACAGCCTCGGGACGGCCACTGGGGCGACGTTCGTTGCGAGTAATGCCGGACTCATTGTCGGTAACGACGCCTTTCCCAGCGGCTTCTACGGGCAGCTTTCTGAGGTGACGGTCTTCGGCTCCGCGCTTTCCACGACCGACCGCCAATCCTTGGAACATAACCAAGAAGCCTACTACGGCATCGCGGGGGTCTAAAGATGGCCATCAGCAACACGTACACATTCAACCCTTCGCTCGGTGAGATAACCCTCTACGCCTTCAATCTCTGCGGCATACGGGGCACCCAGATACTGCAGGAGCACATGGAATCGGCCCGCATGGCCGCCAACATGATGCTGGGCCGGTGGTCATCTCAGGGCGTGAACCTGTGGGCGGTCGATCTCCAGACCATCCCGCTGGTGCAGGGGACTGCGACCTACAGCGTGCTGTCCAACACGGTGGCCATGCTGGACGCCTACATCGTCACGACCTCCAGCGGATCGACCACGAACCGCCTTATCCTGCCGATCAGCCGCACCGAGTATGCGAGCTACCCCAACCCGAACCAGCAGGGCTTCCCGACGACCTACTGGTTCGACCGCCTGCTCGCGCCCACCGTGACGCTTTGGCCGGTGCCGGACGGCAATGAGACCTCGTTCAACTTCTACCGGGTCCGGCAGCTTTCCGATGCCAACTTCACCAACGCCCAGCAGGTGGAGATGCCCTACTACTTCCAAGAGGCTTTCGCCTATGGCCTCGCGGAGCGTCTGGCCATGATCTGGGCCCCCGAAAAGGTGCAGATGATCAAGCCACTGGCCGACGAGGCCTATCAGATCGCGGCCACGCAGAACGTCGAGACGGCCAACTACTATATCTCGCCCATGGTCTCCGGCTACTGGAGGCCCTGATGGCTTATGCGTCACAGGCGGGCATGGCCCGCACAAATCCGAACAACCCGCAGGCCCACGCCATATGTGACCGCTGCGGGTTTCGGTACAACTGGGTCGATCTGAAGTGGCAGATGGACTGGCGGGGCGCTGCATTGCAGAACCTGCGCATTCTGGTCTGCAGCAACTGCTACGACACGCCGCAGGAACAGCTTCGCGCCATCGTCGTCCCGGCCGACCCCACGCCCATCGTCAACGCCCGCGTGGAGGACTTCGTGGCGGCCTCTGCGGGCTCCGCCACCGGCCTGCCCTACGGCCAGCCCACCAGCCTGTCGCAGCAGGGCGCAATCATGCCGTTGCAGAGCGGCGTGACTTACGGCGTGCCGATCCCGGTGCTGTCCGTGACGGCCAACGGCACCACCACCGTCACGGTCACCTGCAGCAAGGCCCACGGCCTCTCCACGGGCGCGCAAATCAGCGTCGAGGGCCTGACCAATGTCGGCGCTGCGGGCATGTACAGCATCACCGTGACCACCGGCACGGCCTTCACCTACACGACCTACGCGGCGGTCCCCAGCGGGCCGCTCCAGACCTCGACCACCAGAATGGTGACCGCGATTGTGGGGCTGCCTTATGGTTACACGACAATTCCCGAAGTGGGCCCCTGACATGACATTTGAGCAACTCCTCCAGTGGACCATCGCATTCGTGTCGGCGGCTCTCGGCTACGCCATCAGGGAGCTTTGGGTGGCCACCCAAAAGTTGCGGCAGGACATCTCCGAACTGGAGAACCGGCTGCCCATGCAGTTTGTCCAGAAGGACGACTACCGGAACGACATCAACCGGATCATGGAGCAACTGGACCGCATCTATAACAAGCTCGACAAGAAGGTGGACAGGTGAGCAGTCGCAGCCTCATGGACCTGCATCCGGCTGTGATGGCGAAATGCACGGCCCACATCGCAGCGTGCAAGAATGCGGGCATCGACCTTCTGATCACTTGCACCTACCGCTCGCCCGAGGAGCAGGACGCCCTATACGCGCAGGGCCGCACGACGCCGGGCGCGATTGTCACCAATGCCAAGGGCGGGCAGTCAATGCATCAGTACCGCCTCGCCTACGACTGCGTGCCGCTGCGCAACGGCAAGTGCGTCTGGGATAGCTCCGACCCGGCGTGGGCGACTGTCGGAGAACTGGGCAAGGCGCAGGGCCTCGAATGGGGCTACGACTGGCCCAAGTTCAAAGAGTGCCCGCACTTTCAATATACGGGCGGCCATCCGCTTTCATATTTCGAGGGCGGCGGCACGTTGTAGCGCCGGGGGGTGCAATCTGCTACCCTGTCAAGACAATTTCGGGGTAATTCATGGCCGCCAGCACCACTGCCCTGACGTACAATTCCTACGTCACCCAGATCGCCACCATGGCGGTGGTCAACACGACCACCAGCGGCAGCCTGACCGTGTTCACCGACACGGCCATGCAGAACGCGCTGCCGCAGATGCTGAACTACGCCGAGCTTCGCATCCAGCGCGACCTCGACCTGCTGCCCCTGCAGACTACCAACACCACCTACAGCCTCTCGACCGGCAACAACACCCTGTCGCTGCTGACCAGTGACTTCGTGACGCTGCAGAACATCATCCTGACCGGCACTGGCCAGCCGCTCCTGCCGGTAACCAAGGAGTGGCTGCAGAACGTCTGCGGCGTCGGCTCGACGCAGGGCTCGCCCGCATACTTTGCGCCCTACGGCGGCGACACCAGCGGCGGCAACACCAACCAGTATTTCATCGTCGGCCCGATCCCCGATCAGGCCTATGCCGTGACGCTGGTGGGCACGATCCGTATGCCCACGCTTTACACCACGACGGGGTCGGGCACGAACACGACCTTCATCTCGACCTACCTGCCGGACATGCTGATCATGGCCAGCATGATCTATGTCAGCGCCTACCAGAGGAACTGGGGGCGGCAGTCGGACGACCCGCAGATGGCGCAGTCCTATGAGGGGCAGTATCAGGCGCTTCTGAAGGGCGCGATGGTTGAGGAGTATCGGAAACGTTTTGAAGCTTATGCATGGTCCTCTGAATCAGTTTCACCCGTCGCAACGCCGAAGTAAGCCATGCCCCACGCCTCCCTCAAGCTCAAGCCGGGTCTGGATGAGAACGAGACGTTTGCCCTCAACGAGGCGGGCTTCTCGCAGTCCCAGCTTGTGCGTT